GCGTAATCAGATGTTGACGGACTTGCTGCAAACACAGCAGAAGCAGCTTGACGAACTTAAGGGGCGGTTTCAGCGGACGGATTCCGCAGATGCGGAACGTATGCTGCTTGGCAAGATCAAAGCCGCAAGGGATAGCGGTGATGACGCTGCCGAGATTGCGGCGTTTAGCGAACTGGCTGACTTCAAGGCACAGAAAATTATTTCTGAAAAGGTTAATTATCAAAAGCCGGTTCAGCAGCAGCCGAGCGCAGATTCCCCAGAAGCTAAATATGTTATGGGGCTAATGCAGGAAGTGGACAATGCGGGACAACCTGTGCGTCCGTGGTTCAACGAAAACCACCCTGAATTTAATAACGCTCTCAGCGCCCTAGAGACTATTAAGGTTAAGTATATTGGCGATCCGTATGCTTTGCCGAAGTCTTTGGCCGAACTGGATCAACATATGAGGACAAGAATGACCGAAAAATCCGCGCAACCTAACCCGCAATTGAGAGCGCCTAATCCGTTGCAGGGGGGCAATTTGACAAACGTGAAACAAAAGACGACAATTAAAATGACAAGGCAAGAACTCGATATTGCCAAGAAGCTAGGTGTCGATCCCAAGCGTTACGCTGCCAAACGTGACGAGATTAATGGGAGAAAATAGATGACCAGCACGAACGAATCCCAGACAGAACAGACAACGAAGGAAAATGTTATGCCAGAAGCAGAACACGAAGTTACTAAATCCAAGACTAAAGGTACGCCGCCGGGTTGGAAACCGGCCTCTCAATTACCAAAACTGAAAGCTCCGCCGGGTTTTACTGTAAAATGGTCATCCCCGAACAAGCTGACAGAGCGACTTTCGGAAGGTTGGAAGATTATGAAGCCTGAAGAAAATCGCGGAGAGCCGATCTTGAATGTTGACGTTAATGATGTTGGTTCATTGACAGGTGCGCTTCGGTACAGGGATTTGGTTGCGATCATGCTGCCCAAGGAACTGAAGGAAGCGCGTGATAACTGGCTCCGCAATGAGAACAAAGAAGCCATGAAGGGCGTTCTCAAGAAAACGGATGATGAGTTAAAAAAGGGTGGCGTCGAGACATATGTACCAAAGGGTCAATCTGGGCGCGTTGTAATTAACTAGTAAAAGGAAAAACAAATGGCTACTCAACGTGGTTTCGTACCATGCAGGAAACTCGGAGGCGGTAAGGCAATTACCCGCACATTCCGTGTTTCCGCTGCTGCAAACGAGGCTTATTTCCTTGGTGACGCGGTTATCGCATCCACCACAGGCTTTATTCGCCCTCTGAAGGCAGCCACTCCCCTCGCTACCCGTCCTCTTGGCGTCATCATCGGTTTACTCGATGCAAACGGCAAGCCGCTGACTGGCAGCCTCCCCGCACTTGGCCCATTTCTGGCAACGGCTGTTGTCGGGTATGCCTTGGTCAACTGTGACCCCAATCAGACATACGTAGCAGAGTACGGCGGAAACCCGAACGATGCAGTTACGTTTGCTGGTGTCAAGGTTTCGGCAGGTGCTCCAAACAGAACGACCGGCCTTTCCGGTCAGGGTCTGGACGCTACCGCAATCACGACTTCGGATGCCCAATTCCGCATCCTTGGCTTGGCTCCGGAACAGTTCATTTCCAATCCTCGCGTTTCCGGTGCCACAAGTGCCGCAAGCGGTCTGGTTGAGGTAATGATCGTTAACCCCACCCTCGGCGGTGGCGGTCAGATAATTTAAGGGAGATAATATATGACAGGCTTCGTCCATACTACCGGCTTTGCACCAGAACTTCTCTACCCTGGCCTTGCCGAACTCTGGGGAACGTCTTACAAGCAACACCCCACGAAATATTCCAAGTTCTACACCATCAAGGACTCCACCAAGGCGTTCGAGAAAGAACAGGAATTGTCCGGCTTCACTACCGCAGGTCTAAAAGACCAGGGCGACAGTGTGGGCTTCTCAAGGCTTACTCAGGGCGTGCAAAAAGAGTACGTCCACCTGACATACGGCGCTGGTGCGATTATCACCAGAGAACTGATTGAAGATGACCAATACGGCTTCATCAACCAAATCCCCCGCCTTCTGTCCGAGGCTCTTGTGCGTACCGAGGAAACGGTTGCTACTGCCGTCCTTAACAACGCATTTGATACTTCTATCCTTGGCGCTGACGGTACGTGTCTGTGTAACGCTGCGCACCCAAACTCCGGCTCTAGCGGCGGTACGCAGTCGAACGTCCCGTCGGTTGCGGTTGATCTTACGCAAACTTCTCTTGAGTCGGCGTTTATTGATGTGCTTAACCTGCGTGATGCAAACGGCCAGCGGCTTGATTATCAGCCTAAACAGATCATCACATCTCGCGGCGATTATTTCAACGCTCAGAAAATTCTGAAAACGCAATACAAGGTAGGGTCGGCTGATAACGATGTGAACATCATCAGCGAACTCGGCCTTGAGTTGGTTGTTACGAACTATCTGACCGACCAAGACGCATGGTTCTTGCGGAACGGCATCCCGAACGGGCTGACGTTCTATAACCGCCGGGCTGCCGATATTGAACGCGACAATGATCGTGTTGGCACACAGAACCTTGCCATCGTCACGACCAAGCGGTTTTCCGTAGGTTGGACGGATTGGAAGGACGTTTGGGCTTCTCAGGGCGCATAGTAACTCTAGGGCTGGTGTAAAAAGCCAGCCCTAGCCTTTTTTAGGAGAATTAAATGTCCAGCACTAATTTTACAGGCCCTCTCACAATCGGAAGCGTTACTGGCATCCCAGAGACAGATACAAGGGGTTTCGTTTCGTGCATCAAGATCATCCAGCTTTCACAAGCAACGCCTCGCGGTAACGTAACCGTTCCGGCTAATTCCGTTGCTATCAGGCTGGGTTTCGTTCCAACATCGGCCTTTACCGGCGACGACCCCGTTTCTGCTATGAACATTACGTTCACCAAGGGAACAGAGGTAATGGGCGTAGTAACGGCGTCGGCTGCTACAAGGCACCACCAGCAAACGGTAGTCTCTGCGGCCATTTTCGATACAGCGGCTGTTGTCTCGGCATCGCTCTCGGCGCTGTCCACTACGGTATTCACTGGCGGCGGCGGAAGAGCGTTTATTGAATTTCTCACTAGGGAGTAAGTAAATGCCCGGTGTAAAGTTCGACGGCCCAATACAAATTGGAATTGCTGATCGTGCTGACATTACAACGAACACAGCGGGGTATGTTCCGGCGATTAGGATAGGCACTGTTAATTTCACTTCGCCATCCTTGGCTGTCAGGATTCCGCCGTGCGTAATCACCAAGCTAGGCTTTGTGCCGACATCTGCCTTTACTGGCACTGATCCTGTTTCAGCCATGAACATCACATTTTCCAATGGCGATATTACCCTTGGCGTTGTCACTGCTTCTGCCGCAACCCGCTATCATCAACAGGCGGTTGTTTCCGGCGCTGTGATTGATGTTACGGCTAATCTAACAATTACACTATCCGCCCTCTCAACAACTGTCTTTACCGGCGGTGGCGGCAGGGCGTTCGTTGAATTTATTAAAACTGTGTAAGGGATTATTATGAGAGGTCAAACGGTTACAGTTAGTGCTTCTGCTGGTGGCCCGTCTAACAGCGGTATCTATATCCCAGACCGGCACATTACGCCGTTTAACGTCGGTTTTGGCGCGGTGATAGCAACGACGGCCCATTTTACCGTTCTGCATACGTTTCAAGACCCGCTACAGGTATCTGCTGGAGCGTTGACATGGTTCCCGCATGAGTTCGTAGTTGCCGCGAGCGCAAACATTGACGGTAACTATGCTTATCCAGTCGCCGGTATCAGGGTTCAGTGTAGCGTTGCGAGTGAAGGCGGCGTATCGGTTACATTCATTCAAGCAGGGCTGGGATAATGGATGGCAAGGCGTCGAGGATGGAAGCGCGGTGATTGGCTTGTCAGAGATGAGGAAAGCGGCCTCGTTGAGTATGCAAGCAATGTCACCAGAGACTATTACGGCGTCCTAAAGCGAAAAGACCAAGCCGACCACCAGCACCCTCAAGATTTCGTCAGAGCCGGACAAGACCCTTATATTAACGATCCGCAGGCATCTCCCGCTTATACGTATGACACATCGGCGTATAACGTGAGCGCGTATGTCTATGGCACGACTATTCCGACACCACAGGGGCCAGCTTTCCACCTATTCGGCATCACCGGTGCGGCTGGGGCGCAGGGGATTGGGCCTATGGTGATTGGTACAACTTTCGTGGTTGCATAAGGAAATAACATGACACAGCGCAGCGTTACATACTTAAAGGGCAGATGGGAAACAGGGGATATTCCGACCCAGACTGACTATCAGGATTTGATGGACAGCTTTGTCAATCTGGAAGCAAGCGCCGCGCAAACTCTGGCGGGGTCGCTTGTCGTGCCGGGGATAGACGCCACGCGGGTAAGTGCCGCCACGGTTAGCGCGAATAATATCTACGTCAATAGCAAAGTTTTCTTTAGCAACAGCACTTCTGTTTCAGCCGCCCTTGGCACTCAAGCGGGAGGCACGAAGCTAACCAATGACATAAACCTTGTTTTCGGCAATGACGCGCTGGGATTTGGCGTGGTCATGGCATCGGCGGAACCGGGGCGGGTGCAGTATGTCATCAATACCAATACAACCGTGCTGACGATCTTCCCCGCGTCCGGCTGTAACTTTGTTGGTACGGCGGAGAATACAGGGTCTATTGTTCTGGCTAAAAACAGCATGATGATCGTCGCGCATTGTGGCGCATCGGCATATAACGCCATAAGAGGGACGATCTAATGGCAGAGACAGATTTCAAGGTAACGGTCATAGGGGCAATCAACGAGGCGCGGAGGAAGTCTAAACTGTCCACCGTGGCAACGCTTGACGCCGACTCTGACAGCCTTGTAAAGCTGCAATATCTGAATGACGTTGTTTCCGACTTGTCAGATTTCGCAAACTGGCAGGAGCTATACAGGGAAGCTATCGTTTCCGTAGCAACCAGCGTGAGAGATTATGCCGTTTCTGGCGTTGTGGTGCAGAACATCCATGAGGTAGCGTTAAGCACCCGGAGCGGCCCGTTATCAAGGCGCAATATCGAGGACATCAGGCGGCTACAGCGGCAGGACTTAACTGGCGCACCTAATAGCTGGTGCGTTAAGGGCGTGACGAGTGAGGGCAATCCAAAGATAACCGTTGACCGTTGGCCGACAACGAATGAAACCGGCTATTTCAACATCGGATATTATCTCAAACCGTCCGTTTATACCACGGCAGACGCATCTGCCACCGTGCCATTTCCGGGGCGTGTCGTTGTGCAGGGTCTATTGACCAAGACGATCCTAGATGAAAGTGACGGCGAACCTACACAGCGTTATTTATCGAATCAAAAGCTATACGAGGAGATGAAGGACGAGACATATAACAGGTTCAACGGCGACACTGGCGGGAGCGTGAATTTCAGGCCGGGGAAACGATGACAGTTATCCAGACCAAATACACGCCCGGCAGATATGGTCTAGGCAGCGAGTTTGCCGACTCTGAAGTGCCGCTTGAATATTCCAGCAGGCTTGTTAACAGGTTTATCAATATTAACGGCAATGCGGAGAAGATAGGTGGTATTTCAAGGCTTGGCGGCTTGGCGGGCTCTGGCACGATCACCGGCATCCATGAGCACATTGACGACGATGGAACGGCCACGCTTATGGTGTCGTCCGGTGGTGTTATTTATTCATATAACGAAACGACAGAGGTGTGGTCATCAATCTTAACCGGCAAGGATTCGGCACAACGGCTATTCTCGTCGCAAATGGGCGACAAGCTGATGTTCGTTAATGGCTCTGATCGTAATTTCTTTACGGATGACGCGGCGGCGTTCAGCGAATTAAAGGCGCTTATTCTTAGGGGGCAGCTATCAAGCTCATCCAGCGCAGCGGCTTTGACGGATGCCAACGTGACTAACTGGCTGACCAGCACCTTCGTCACGGAGAGCGATCTGGTCTATAACTCAACCATCGGCGCTTATGGCATTATAACAAGTGTTGGAACAACCAACGTACAACATACAGCCATCGGTAGTGCAGCAACCGGCATTGGGCATCCGACCATATCCGCGTCGGCCAACCAAGAGGGCAACCATTTCTACCAGATTATCGACCTTGTGGAGCTTAATATCATACCGCAGAACAACGGCTATGATAACTTCACAACCGGCACGACCGGCACCAGCGCGGCGGGGATTGCTGTATCTGGTGTTAACTGGCTGGATACAGAGATACGGACAGGGGATTTCATTTACAATACCACTCGCGCCGCCGTGACACAGGTGAGCGCCATAGCAACGGCACAGCTTACGGTGCAGACGGTAGCCGGCCAGACGTCCGGCGATAGCTTGGAGTTCTTCAAATCCGCCATGCCCATTGCTGATTGGGCACATGTGCATTTCGGACGCGCATACTATGTGGACAGCAGAACACCCTCACAGGTGCGAATTAGCGGCACGAATGACCCGCAGGATATGACTACGTACCAGCGCACACTAAGCGCCGTATCACAGGACTACGGCGCACGGCAACCGCAGGCAGAGCGCCTTCTTAGCCTTGACACGTTCCAGAAGTATCTCGTTGCCAACGGTGAGCGCAATGTCTATGCAGATGACGGAATTGACAGTATTCAGGACACAACGGCAGCATCCGTTAACTTCTCTCCGGTTGGCCTATTCCCACAGGGCGGCGTGTCAAGATACGGCCTAAAGAGCATCGGCGGGTCTATGATTTTTGCCACGAATGATGGGGCGCGTAACTTTGCCGCCGGTTCTGACAGCCTTACGTTCCAGACCGCCAATATATCGGAGGCTATAAAATCAGACCTATCTGCCCAAATAGGGGCGAAATTATCAGACGCAGATGAGATACAGCTTGTCCATTATCCGCGCCGTAACTGGTTAATGTTCAAGGTTGGAGATGTTATCTATAACTATAACTACACCCCGTTTTATCAAAATGGGGTGGTAACGCCAACCGCATACGGCTCATGGTCAAGGTTCACGACCAAGCTGGCGCAGATGAAGTGCTACTTTATCCGCCGCAACGGTGACTTTATCTGTGCTGGGGCTGGTGGCAAAGTCTATAAATTCGACACCGGCACGTATTCGGATGACGGGGATAACATTAACACTGTTATTGAAAGTGGCTGGCTGTCTATGCAGGAGCCGCAGCAATCGACCCAGTTGAAGTCAGGATGCTATATCAGGACGCAATTCGAGGCTGGCGCGCCGATTGTCTACACCATCACCGTAACCGGCGATTTCGCTGAAACGGCAACCGATACCGTGACCGTAACGGCAGAGGGCGTGGGTCAGGTCGGGTTCGCTGCCGTGGGGACAGCACCAGTCGGCGGCAAGCGTATTCTGGACGCCAAGCTGCCTTTGCGTTGGAAAGGAAAACAGTTTAAAATGAGGATTGAAACGAACGATACCAGTGGGCCGGATATTATCACTGGTTACACAATTTATGGCAATATACTAGGGAAGGTTTAAAATGGCGCTTTCGTTTCTTGATACCATTGGCCCCATAGCCAGCCTTGTAGGACAGATTGTGGGGCAAAGGAAGGCCAGCCAAGCCGTTACACGCGGCAATGTTCCCACACAGGCCGAGACACAGCAGAACGCTTTATATCAGGCTCTATTAGACCCGAATAGCCCATTGCTGGCTAGACTATCAGAGCAGGCTAGGACAGAGGGCATGGCTGGTCTGCAATCTGGAATTAGGGAACGCCAATTAGCCGACAGGCGAGAGGTTGCGATGGGAAGAACGCCTACGTTCTTTAACCCAGAGCGTGCAGACGAGGCGGTTAGTTTCTTAACATCTAGGGGTTTGCCACAGCTTAACGCTTTGGCACAAGAACAAGCGCAGAACAAGATTATCAGGGCGGCAACCGGCTATAGTGGATTGCAGGGTGCGCAACAGGACAGGCTTAGAACAACCATGCAGCAGGGCGTATCTAATGCCTCGTATGGTTCGCAGATACCGCAGCAGATTTTGGACATTTTAAAAGGACTTAACCAGCCGCAAGTTCCGAATTACGGCCCTAACTACGGGCCGCAACTTCCGTCTGTTTATAGAGGATAATATGGCAGATAGAGTAACGCAGATTTTACAATCCCGCGCACCACAGCCGCAGCAAGACCCGCAGCTTGAGTTTGCAAACGCTATTGCGGCGTTTCAACAGCAGAATGGCGTATCTCCGGCGCAAAACCAAAGCTATGCGCAGATGGGAACGCAGGATCGTCTTGCACAACTAAAACAAGCAGAGGCGTCGGGTGTCCCGCAGGCAAGGGCGCTGGACATGGCGGCGACTAAGTTAATCGGTAATGACGAGGTAAAAAAAGATTCGTTCAAGCAATCCGTTATTGACCATCCCGACGACATTGATCCATCGAATAGCTACCAGATAATGACGGCCTTTGCGCAATGGTCAAAACAGTCCGGACACAATCAAGAGGCAACAACGCGCAGGGCATTATCTCCGCAAGAGCTATCTATGCAGGACATGGCAAGCATCGCGTCCGGCAGGGGTACGGATTATTTCGGTAAGCAACGTGAGGATGAGAAGGCGCTGGCGGATTTGGCGGCTAGTAAGGCGTTATCCGCACACAGGGCGGCGGGCGGTAGTGGTGGGTCAAGCGTATTCAATCAAGTAATGTCCGCAATTGACTCAGACCCGCAGCTTAGAAACCTTCCTACGATAGAGAAGATAAGGCTGGCGCAAAGTAAAGTAGGGACTAACCTGACTATTGACGCGGCAACCGGAGAAGTAAAGGCTATGGAGGGCGCGGCGACAGGATTAGGTGTGCTGGCTCAAGGCACAGAAGCAGGCAAGCAACGCGCACAATTAGAAGGCGAGCCATTAACAGCTGCGGCAAATAAAGCCGCCGAACTTGGAACGCAGAAAATATTTGATGCGCCGAAAGCCCAAGCAAGAATTAATTCAACTCTTGCAAAGTCGAAAATGGTGATTAACAAAATTGATCAAGCATACGGCAAGGTCAATGATTGGAGCGCCGGTTACGGGGCTTTGCTATCTAAATGGCCTACATCCCAGGCTAGAAACCTCAATGCAGATATTCAAACGATTAAAGCAAATCTGGGCTTTGATGAGTTGAATGAAATGCGCCAAAACTCCCCCACTGGCGGGGCGCTTGGTCAAGTTGCTGTTCAGGAGATTGAGTTCTTGCAGTCGGTTATTTCCAACCTTGAACAATCACAATCTGTTGACCAGTTGCGCAATAACCTGTCAGAAGTCAGGCAAGCTAAAATTGACAGTGACGCAAGGATACAGGCGGCATATGAGGCAGATTTTGGCAGATTTAGTGGCGGTTCTACTACCGCTCCTGCCGCGCAAAGGGTAAGGACGTACAATCCTAATACTGGTGAATTAGAATGATTTCTATTAATGCCCCAGATAAAACGATTGTTAATTTCCCAGATGGTACGGACGATCAAACCATTAAGGCTGTAATGGCTAAGAATTATCCACCGACAGAAATTCAGCAACCGGCACTATCTTCCAGAGAGCAAACAGCACAACGCATTGCCGCATCAGATTATTCAGATATAGAGAAGAATTTGGAAATTGGCGCTCAACTCGGAATTGGGCCAGTTGTTGATTTTGCTGCCAAAGTATTATCTCCACCAGAGTCCTATACAAGGGCGGTTTCTAATACTATGCAGGCGCTGCCTGATGTTGGGGCGGGGCGTGCTTTTGATACTGTAGTCGAAAAAATAGGCGAACAGTATAATAGAATACCGCAAAGGGGGCGCGATGCTCTTGAGGCAGTCGGCCTTCCAGTAAGTCTTGCAGCGGGGGTAATAACTCCGAAACGTGCACTGTCTGCCAGCAAAGGCACATTAGCAGCCCGTAGATCGGACGCCATCATGAAAGACGTACAGCCAGGAGTCACAAAAATAGCCCCTGCGAGAGAAGCTGCTGGACATTCAAAAGAAATCCCTGTCATGGGCGGGATGTGGAAGAAAACAGTTGAAACCCCAGACCCGTTTGAAGTTGACGCAGCAAATGAAGTTGCAAAAATTAAAGGCTACAACATTAAAGGATCAAACCTTTCCAAGCACAATGCCGTTAATAACGCAATCGGTGAAGAAGCCGTAAGACTAAGGGGCGCTCTTAAGAAAGAGAATTTTAGCCTCGTTGAGGATGTGCCTGAAAGCATTCCAACGACAAAAAATGAGTTTGGGAATGTTGTTCAAGGACAGCCAATTCCGGCACATGTCAGGAATAAATTTGAGCCTGTTTTAGAAAAGGTAAAGAGCGATATATCCAGCCTTGAAACTTTGGCCGGAGATGCACAAACCGTTGCATCAAAGGTATTTGACAAAACAAAAGAGTTGATGGCTAAAAACCCTCCAACCCTTGAGGGTCTTCTGAATGTCCGGCAAGAGATAGATAAATGGGCAAGGCTGTCAGATAAGAAGTTTTTCGATAAAACCGGCGCTAGACAATACGCTGTAAGAGAAATAAGGGAGGCGATTAACAATTTTATTGACGCAAACGCTCAGAGTGTTGCCGTAAAAGAATCCCTTAAAAAACAATCTTCTCTTTATAGGGCAAAAGATGTTTTACAAGAAAAAGCTGCCGAGGATATGCGCGGAAAAGCCCTTGATGCCGCCGCGCCGTCAACTCTTAAAAATAGAGCAAAGAACGTCGTTAAACATGGCGCTTCTTATGTGGGGATAAGCAAATGACAAATAAGACCAAGGTAGAAATCAAGGCCTTCTTCGAAACCGGCGACACCCCGACTGCGGCGCAGTTCATCGACGCCATAGATAGCTGGGTGGATAAGTCAGGCCCCATCGGCACGATTGAAACGGCGGCATCTGCCGGAGAGATCGGTTTCGCGTTTTGCTCGGCTAATCGCGGCGAGGTTCTCGGCGCTGCTGCTGCACGGACGTTCCTTGGGGCTACGGTTTATACCACGGCGTTGGCGAGTGCGGTTGCGAGTGACACGATTGCGGCGGCTGTAGCGTCAACGGCGCAGGCTAACGCTGGGACGGCAACAGGGGTGTTGATGAATCCGGTGTTGACTAAAAATGCTATCACTGCTCTCGGCGGCAGTGGCGCTGTTATTTTACTTGGTACAGGAACGGCATCAAGTTCTGCAACATTGGACTTCACTTCTTTGATTACATCGACATATGCCACATATTTTTTTGAAATTGATGACATTGCCCCAGCAACCGATGGGGCAATTTTAATAGTAAGAACATCTACCGATAACGGCGCTACCTACGATGCCGGGGCATCGGATTATCAATGGCGTGTTGAAACGCAAGGGGTTGGAACCGGAACTGTCAAATCAGCAACTGGCGATACAGCAGATGCAAGCATAAGGATTGGCAGTGCTGTCGGCAACGACACGGCTGAAGGCATATCTGGCAGAGTCACTCTTAGAAGCCCATTGGGAACCGCAAGATATAAATATCTAGTGCACGAATCTGTTCAAGAGAATGTATCAGGAGCACAATTTACAACAGACGGACAAGGCACCAGACTGTCGACTGGTGATGTAACGGCCATTAGATTTCTATTTGATAGTGGAAATATCGCTTCAGGCAAAATACGAATGTACGGTATTTTAGCATAATGATTACAAAAGGAACAAAACAATGGCATTAAGCGGAAAATCAGGCGTATCCGGCGGGATTGAGATACGGGGCACAGTGGTCGGCGAGGCGGTCTATACAGCCGCAACGACTGCTGCTGCACTAGATGACCTTGGCGCTGGTACGGCTGGGAAGGCGATATTGGCAACCTCAACCACGGCAGCCGCGCAGGACACTCTTGGGCTGTCTGCGGCTACTAAAAACATCGGCGGTAATGGCATTAGAAGTCCATTCTGCCGCTGATGCGGAAATTGCCTTATCACCTGCCAGCGTTGGCTTATTTCCAGCCCCTACTATAGACGTTCCGCTACGTACAACATCAATGACCGTACTTCCTGATACGTCAGCGGCCATATACCATTTCGCAATTGTTCCAGTATAGGGAACGGTCAGGAATCCTTTTGAGCCAACAGTCAAAACAGACCCTCCGCCGTCAACGGTTATCCCTGGGGCGCGGATTAAAGAGTTTGATGAGCCGCCACCAGTAATATTAGTTACGGCTGCTGTGGTCGCTGCGGCGAAAATTTGCTTGCCGACTGTACCTCCGCCCAAGCTATCCAGCGCGGCTGCTGTAGTAGCCGACTCAAACAGCGCCCGCCCAACAGCAGACCCGCCCATCAGGTTTTGTGCAGATGCGGTAGTGGTAACGGTGATTAACGCCTCACCGATCTCCGATGCTTTTATGTCTACACCAGTGCTAACACCTGATTTGCCGGAGATTGCCACGACTTACCCCGCGATTTTCTTCAGGTCGGACAGCTTCTTTTCATACTCCACAACAAGAGCGTCGGCCTGTTTTTGTTTTGCATCTGCCTTGCTCTCACGAACACCGACCGCGCTGTGTTTTTTAGCCAGTTCTTCTTCATGACCGGCAATGCGCTTTTCAAGTTCAGCTTTGGCCGCGTCAACAGCATCCTGTGCTTTTTTGATTTTCAGCCCCTGACGTTCCTGCTCTTGTCTGGCTGCAATAACGGCATTTACTGCCGCTTTTGCATCAGCGATAACCTTCTCGTTTTCTTCCTTTGTGGCGGCTGTAGCGTCAACGGCGCAGGCTAACGCTGGGACGGCAACAGGGGTGTTGATGAATCCGGTGTTGACTAAAAATGCTATCACTGCTCTCGGCGGCAGTGGCGCTGTTATTTT